AAGCTTTGGTCTGTCTTGCTTCACCGAAAAAATTAAGGAAACTTTTCATCTATCTTGATATCCTATATTATATTTAGAGATAAACTCATTCCTTTTATTAAATTTAGAGAGGAATGACTTTGCATAGTCAATTGCTTCTTTCAATGTTTTAAACATCTTTGCAAGATTTTTATACTGACCAATCCTTTCCATATCGACACCACCATTTTGCACCATGTAATCAGCAAAGGCTGCATCACCACCACCAGAATCTTCAGCGTGTCTGATAGCATCACGGTAAGTGCTCTTAATTTTCTCCTGTTCTTGAGGAGACTTACCAATCATTGAGAGGAACACACCCCGATAATAATTATCAGATCCCATAGAGTTAGATCTAGGTTTAGATCCCTCTACATTCTTTTGTTTATTATATCCTCTAGGTAAACCAAGTGCAGTGATAACTTCCTTTGCAATTTTAGATTGTGTCTCAATAGAGTTCCATGCACTCTTGATTTCCTTATCACCACTTTCGTTTGCAGTGACACCTAGATCTTTCTTGGTTTTCTTGAGTCCTGCCTCATGATTTTCCATCATATCCATAAACACCTCAGGAGATAAACCATCAGCGATATTTCCATCATCAACAAACGTACTCATAAGTTCCGCTTCTTTTGATGGGATTGAATTTCTATAGTCAAAGATATTACTTCTGGTCTCCCAGTATTCATCTTCCTTTTCTGCAAGTGGATCTACCTGCTTCTCAAAAAATTCAGCCATGGATAGATCACTTTTTGCTTGATTAACATTTGCGTTGACAAGCACCCAGTTCTTCTCATGTTCTCTTGTCTTGAATTCTTCTAGGTCACCTTCAGCTCCTGATGCTGGACGAATATGTTCAAGGTCGATGTTATCGATGTTAAGAGGGAGACCAGTGTAAGCATCTACACCACCCTGTTCCAGATACATCCTCCAAACATACTTAGCCCTATCTACACCACCCTGACCTCTCATCTCTTCACCGTTCTCATCATAACCCAGGAAATGATTTTTTCCAAGTTCTCCCTTACCTGCCATTCCTTTTTTACCCCAGGTTTGTTTTAATTTTTTGGGGAGGATTTCAAATGTTGCATCCACCAGTTTATCATCAACTTCATTATCTCTTACACTTCTAACATACTCTTCAACACTCTTCTTGTCGTCAAAATCATAATTAGCAAACATCCTTTCCTTTCCTAGTGCAAGTTGTTGAACATCAAACTTACCTAGAGAATTGAGACCAGCACCTGTGTTTGCTCTTCCGGTAAACTTATGTGCATTAGCCACAAGACCAACAAAAGAATTTTGTTTCTTTGCATCCATACTTGAGATAAGATCTTCAAACGGCTTGAATACCTTTTCCATATACTTAGCATACTTCTCTTCACTCTTCTTGGTTGCATCAGTTGCCTGATCTCCAACAAGTTTTCTGAGTTCCAACATTGTATCAACAATATCAGCAACATTATCTGGTGTTGGTTCTTCTCTAAGAAGAGCATCAATCTCTCCACTCTTCTCTTTTGTTTGATCTTCTTTCACCCTATTCAGGGCCTTCTTCATTGTAATTGGTTTTGGAGCCTTATCTAATTTTTCTTGTTCAGCTCTTGCAGCATCTATCTCCTTAGTCTGTGCTTCAATCTCAGCATCAAGTTCTGCAGCTGCCTCTGCTTCCTTCTCTGCTCTGAACTGGGCAATCATTTCCCGAGCCTTATCCTTAATGGATTGTTGTCTTTGAGTGCTCATCACATTACCACGACCACGGCTCAGTTGAGTGGACACAGTATCAACATTTCCAGATGCAAGAGTTGCGGGTGTAGGACCACCAGGAATCACTCTACCCATCTGATCTCCTACCGATGAGGGAGCTTGTTGTTGTGGTGTTGATGAGTCCTTTTTAAAATCAGAAAGAGTTTTTGGATCTTGTTGCTGAGGTTGTTGATCCTGTGGTTGTTCAGGAACATCTAATTTCTGAAGTTGTGTCTGACCACCTTGTTTAATACTTTTATGAGTTACTTGTCCGGTCTTTGGATCTTTCCATTTTCCATAGCCAGCATACTCAAGACCCATTTCTCGAGCATCATCAGCAGCAGCCTCCCTCAAGAGGCTGTCTGCTTTTTTCAGATATTTAAATACGTCCATCAGACCCTATATCAGTCTTCCCAGCTATTTACAATCTCTTCAAATGCCTTGAGTTCTGCTTCGGAGAATTGGACACCCTCCTTCTTCATTTCTGCTGCTTTCTTCTTAAGTGCTACCTTACGGAACTGTAGATCAGTTCTAGTGGCAGAGTCCATCTTACCTTGACTCTCTGGTTTTTTAGAACCACCAGCAGGTTGAGGACCAGCATCACTACTAGTTCTTCTGCCCTGAGCATACTTAGAACCACTCATCTTGTCATCACCAGAGATCATCTTGCCAGCGTCAGATCTTCCACGCTGATACTCTTGTTCAGACTGACCGTGCTTACCTTTGTAGAGTTCGTCAACCTGTTCGACTTCCTCTTTCTTCATCGCCCTTGCGATTGCAGAGCGACGATTATAGATGTAAGAATCGGTCCCGTCTTTCTTACCATCATTGTTTACATCACCATCTCTATTTGCAGGATTCTTAGCTACAGGATCAAGCTTCTTTTCATAGATGGATCTGTATGCATCACCCCAACCCTTACGGATTTGTGATACTTCTTCAAAGTGAGGATTCTTTTGACCCTTCACTTTCTCCATGTCCTTACGAGCCTTCTCGTTATTCTCCTGTCTCTTCTTCATATCCGTTTCTAGATATGAACTATCAGCTTTCTCTACAATCTTGAGAAGTTGAGTCTTTACATTCAGGGACTCAGCAGCAACCAGACGATCATGTGCTCTCTGGACTCTCTTCTCCTGATTGAATCTTGCAGACCAGGACTCTTGGAGTTTCTTATTATCTCTATACTTAGCAAACTCTTCCAGAGCAACAGTCGATGCCTTGGAATCAATAACATCAAATGCTCTATTCAGTGCTTCACACAGTCTCTCAATCTTCTGTTGTCTTCCGGCAATGCTTGATTCTTCAAATGCTTCACTGAATACAAGGTGTGCAGAGTCAACAGAGTAACCCTGAGAGAACATTACTTCCAGAACCTGTTCTACAATCTCATCAAGATCTGCGTCAGTCAGATCAGAAAGATTCATTTCAGAGATACAATCTCTAGAAGAAGTCAATTCTTCCTTTGCTTCGGTGTTATGGACAGCAGCATAGGCTTCCATAAAATTACGCATTGATGAAGACATCTTTTTACAAATTTACTTTTTCTTATCTTTATTTATATTGTGTAGGTAGTCTCTTTCGTTCTGATAAATCGTAGAAGGTGTGAATAATATCTCAACACCCTCCCTTATACCGGGGATCAACCACTCATTTAAATCCTTACAATACTCCCAGTTAACAGGTTGAATACAATTCATCACCACTACAGACCAAAAGGCTGTAGCATAATTAACAAAGGTGGTCACTCAAATAATCCTTCGTTCTTCAAATGATTCAGGGTATCCTTAATACCACCAATGTGTTTGTAGTCTAATGCACACTGTGGATACTCAGCATTCTTACCGAACTCAGATTCAAATGCTCTCTGAGAGAAGTGATTGTTCAATCGATACTCAAGGATATCAATCTCCAATCTCTTTAGAAGAGAACTCAGTCTCTCACTCTCTTGATTGCCGTTACTGTAGACTACTGCTTGCATTACTTTTCCTCGTATTCGTATTCAATAACGACCTTTTGAGTGGTCTTACCCATACTATTTTTAGTAGTTATAAGTTTAAGATCTCCTTTAAGTTCTCTTGAGATGTCCTGTAATCTTTCCCAGACCCCTAAAATACTCATTTTAATAATCGGCAGTTGACTTTAGTTTATTAAATCCAAATGGTGAATTGTCATCATCTTCCTCACGAAGTTTCAAAGCAATATTACCAAGTGCTTCCATAACTTTCAAGATATCCTCAGTCTTAGAACCTTCACCAAGTTCTTTGGACACATACCAATACTTTTCCCAGAAGGTATCTCCAGCCTTTTTGTAGTCATCAAGTGTCAATAGTTTCATTAGAATCCTCCTCCTTTTGTTTTCTTTTTGGGACTGTACTGTTTCAACATTTGTTTTAGTTTGTCATCATCGTACAGATCCATAAGTTGTAGTTGTCTGTCGATAGCAAATTGAAATACACTACCGGGTGACATCTGTTTTAACATCGCTACTGCGACATCATACATCAGTTCTTCTCTTTCAGTCTTTTTCATAGTTTAGATAGAACCTCTTTGTAAATGTTTTCTGCGATTGCCTTCATCATCAGAGGTGGTACCATTCTACCAACTCGTTCAGTCTGTTGTGAGTGTGACCCTGTAAGAACAAAGTCATCAGGAAGAGACTGGATCCTTTTAAGTTCAGGGACTGACAGAACTCTGTCCTCATTCCAGTGAATCAGACCACCACTGGCTGTCAGTGTAGGAGATGGTTTGTAGAACGATGCTCTTTTGGTATTAAAACAGTGTCCCTTCTCATGGTAATCCATACCTGACAGAATCTTCTTAGGATCCTTTGGCATCTTACTGATTACTCTACGATAGATACCACTCTTGACCATGTGATCTATAAGTCCCTGAATGTTCTCAGGATCATTTTCAACACCATCAATGATATCACCGATGGTTGTATCCTTGGATGATGTAGGAGGGAACAGTGATGATACAGTCAATACATTGAGACCAATCTTGTCAGCAATATCCTGACGGACAGCAATAAAGATCAGTCGTTCTCTGGCTTGACCCACACCATAGTGAGATGATTTCATCACTTTAGATGTGACGAGGTAACCAATCTCCTCAAATGCATTGGTGATCTTAGCATAATAAGTCTTTGCCTCGCCGATTGTCAATCCCTTGACGTTCTCAGCCACAATAACTTTGGGTTGGATGTCTTTGGCGACACGGATATACTCAAAGAATAGGTCTTCAATGTTCTCTACCTTCTTACCATCAGAGTAAGTTTTGGTCTTACCCCACCCGTCAGAGTGTTTAGAACCTTCACCACGACACATTGAACCAGCAACAGAAAATGCAGAACAAGGTGGTGACCCGTCAAGGATATCCAACTCACCAACCTTGAGACCAGTCAGTTCTAGGAAGTCTTTACCCTTCAGTTGTTTGATATCATCAGGAACAATAGGTGTAGAGGGGTAGTTTGTGGAGTATGTGTTCCTTGCTTCCTCTACAAACTCATTGATACACAGGATTTTACCACCGGCAAGACGATATCCCGTGGAAGATCCACCACCACCAGCAAAGGTGGAGATGACAGTGAACTTGGCTTGTGCCTCACCGTCGTAAACATCTTGTAATTTATATGGTAGTTTCATAGGGGGAGTGTACCTGATCCAGTTGATGCGTAGTCAGAGGCGAGATCCATCACTCTCTTCCTACCACGATTATTTAGCATCTTATCATCCAATAGTGTCTCAAACAAATGGTCAATGTTAGATCCAAGTTGTAAATTGATGTGGTCTTTGACTGGTTTGAGACGTGAGAATTCATCGATGAATGCATCTCTGACAATCTGTTTTTGTTTGGGTGTGTTCAGTTCGTACCAATCATACTTGAAGAAAAAGTTTCTAACATCATCATGATAGATGTAAGGGTGAACCAATGTCATGTCCCTTTCGTTTGCGAGTTGTTCGATCTGACGGAACCCTGTCACATTGTGTGGCATAAAATATGCACGTCTAAACTCATCAAACTTATCCTTCGGTTCTTTAAAGTGTAATACTGCTTTCTTGCTGACTCCATAGTATCCATCTGCACCAATACCAGACAGAATATACTTCTCTTTAATCTGAGGGAAGACATATAAGAAGGGAAAGGTACACTCAAAGTGTGTCTTCTTACGACAGTCATAGTCCTTCACCAGACGCATGAAGTCTTCGACTAGATTATTCTTAGGGACTACTACAGTAGTGCAGTCCCAACCAAATACTTTACTTGCTTCTTCAGCTTTATACGCATCATAAGACTTGTCACCCTCTAGGTGAAATGTATATGCATGAACAGTCTTACCAGCTCGTTCTGCAGCAAAGGCAAGTGACAAACTATCTACACCACCAGACAACAAAATCCCCACGTCATCCGTGGGGACTTCCTGAGTGATGATATCTGTAAGGATAATATCGATCATTTAATAGCAATAACACCGACGAACTGATGGTTTCTCCAGAAGATCTGACAGTCTTTGAAACCTGCAGACATAATCATGCTGTTCAGTTCACACCATGTATTTGGTTTCAACATATCACGGAGTTCTTTCTCTTTGTCCATGATTTGATCAGCAGTGAATACCTTTCTCTTGTAGTCATAATGAGTGAAGGTGAGGAGTTCTTGGAAGAACGCATTCTCACACATCAACTTCTCTGCAAA